ATGAGACTCTGTGCCAGCAACAGATCTACGATTGTCTGAGTTGTCGGTGTAACAAAGAAGCTTTCTACAAATCCCGGTCATCGCAGAAGTCGATCGTTTCCGCCAGCCGCCAACCGGCTGCATCGCCTGTTCGTACCAGCGCACCAGATTGCCATCGTTCCAGGCGTTCGCTTGCTGGAAGTTAGTACCATTCTTTTGAATGCCCGCAGGAATTGTTAAAGGAAGTAGCGCCATTAGTAGCTCCACATTGCAGGAGAGACTCGATCAGGATCGGTGTCGATATGGATGAACCGACCTCCGCCCTTTTGATTGATACCGACTCGCTTCACGCCATGCCTGATCGCTACCTCGATGAGCTTGAGAGCTCTCTCCCCTCGTACCGATATGTCAGCCGCATAGCCGCCCTGGTGCGCGCCAGGCTTATCTTTCTTCAGTTCAATCGGATGTTCAGCGCATCGATAGCCGCTGTTCACAATGAAAGGAAAATCACACTCTTCGCGGATCTCATCTAACGTTTCTACGAAGCTGTCCTGAATTCCTTCCGCCTGGCAGTGCTGGCAGAGAAACTCTTCTGGGCGAAAATATTTCATTTAACGAGCTCGATTTTTGGATCAGCGCAGTCCTTAACGATTTGGGCGTAAGCGTTCATCACGATCAGTCGCTCTCGCCTGACCTGCTCGAGCTCATCGAGCTCTGATTGGATCTGGGTCATCCGCTCGAACGCAGCTTTGCCGTGATCAGGAATTTTCTCCAGATCTATTTCCTGCTCGTCAATTGTAATTTTCAATCTTGAAACCTCGCGTTTTCTGAAACCCATGTAGGTACGCAATAAGCCTTTACCGGAGTGTCATACATCGCCTGATCTTTGCTCGATCGTAATCCATACTGCATTATTCGAGCAAAGTGCCAGCAGCGGTATGCGCTCTCAAAGACCATTGGTTGTTCCTCCCCGTAATTTTGTCCACCCACTGTCACGACGAGCAAAAATGCCAGCACCATTTAACGAGCAATGATGTAAATAACCATCATAATTATCCCGGCAAAAATTGAACCAAGAACCAAAAGTGCGCCAACTTCCTGAATGAGTTCTTTTCTCCGTTTCGCCGCTAATTTTTTTTGATTTAAAAGTTTCTGGTGAGCGCGTTTGCTCGCCTCCTGAATCTCGATGTACTCGTTCCAGATCGCCATGTTGCCGCTCATCAACAGATGCGATCGAATGGCTTCGCGGTTCGCTTCCATTTTCTTCCTGGCCAAAACCAGATTGAACGCCGTCCGTTGATCTACGATCCCTGCTTTCTTCAGCTCGACATCGTTGAGAGTCTCGTCCAACCCCGACAGTTTTTGGAGCATCGAGGACAGATCCCGAACGTTGTCGGAGCCCTCCCGCAAAGTCGAGACAGCCGAATTGATTGCGCTTAATCCCGCCAGGACTCCTGTTACAATTTCTAGCAATAACCATCACCCCATGTAATCAGCAGCAAAAATTAAACAAACAGTCCAGGGATAAACCGCCCATATTAGGAGCTCTATACGAGACATTCTTTCTCCACCACGTTCTAGCCTGTCGCAGATATTGCCGTAGCGCTCTGCACAGACTTGCTCGTGGCTTTTCAAATCTTCGCTCTTAGACATCAGCCAAGTTCTGGTTTGGTGTCAGGGAAATCAGCGGTTGAAGGCCAATCGCGCAGTGCGGTTCTGTAAGTCATGTAATCGGTGCGTTCTGAGTGATCGCTCAGAGGCACGATAAAGTCTGTACTCAGCAACTCATCATCTCGCCATGCCCTCATTTCCCTTGCAAGTTCCGTTGCGATTTCCTCTGCCGTTAGCGTAGGGGCTTCCCAATGTTGTTTTTTGATAGAAGAATTGCCATCTTGTATTTCTATCCAATCACCGGTAACCGGAGGCTGGTTCGGATTTGTATGGTTTATTATTATTCGAGCCATTTTTACCTCCTAAAGATTTGGTGTAGCAGTATATAAGACACCGCCATATGATTCATAATACCTACCTGACCAAGGTGCTCCCACATGGCTGCATTTCACTTCAACTTTTAAACTGGTTGTATAGGGATGAACAGGAATTCCCTGTGTTATGCAAGTTTCAACCGGTATAATTAGGCCTTGGTAAATGCAGTTAGGGGTACTATCAAGGTAATTAAAGGTAGACATGTATCTACCGCCTCTAGTGGCTACCGCATCAATTCTGGTAGCGGCAGCTGTATCATTAGGGGACTCGCCAAACGGGCCTAAAAAATACCGAATAACAGCATGTAATCCAGTGCCTGTCGTTGGTTTTGTTTTGAACTCTTCTTCGACACCATCAGTTGTTAATTTTATCGTGTAGAAGCCGGCGGTAGAGTTAACACTTACTTGGGGAAGGATGATGGTTCCCATCGCGCCGTGACTGCCAGAGATATCACAGTAAGTATAATAGGTGTCAGCGGTTTTGCTGGCAGTTGTCTGAGTCGCACCAAACGCAGTATCAAGTTTGGTGACCCAACTACTGTTGTTGGTCATTTCATAGAATGTAGCGGCGGCATAAAGCCCAGCATTTGTGTCGGTCATTCCAACCATCGTCCAGTATTTGGGATGAGTGACGGTTTGTGATGCTGGGTATAAACTCGATGTTGTTGCCATTTTCTAATCTCCTGCTGGTAGCCAGCCCACTGTGGCATCCATATATTTAATACTTGTTGACCAATTCTTGGTGTCAACTGTTCCACTTTCATCCACTCTAAAAATCTTCTCGTTGCCTGTTGCTACATCTTGCACCAACGTAAGATTGTTAGTATTGAAAGTCCCGAGATAATCAATAATGCCTATGGTGTCACCCACATTTGCCGTTGGCAGAGTCATATTAAATGCCCCGCCCGTTGTATTAACTAGATACTGCTTACCCGCTTCTGCTGTAAAAGAAGCTGTTTTAACAGCTACTAGCGTTAGACCGGATGCTACATCGACCCAATCAAGAACTCCCGAGCCGTTGGTCTGTAAAACCTGGTCAAGATCGCCATCATCTGCCGGCAGTGTCAGCGTGTAACTGCTCGCTATTGTGGCTGGAGCTTGAAAAGCTGCAAACTCGCCGCCGCTTGAGTCCTGCAATCTAAGGTCGCCCTGGCTCAGAATATCAACCTGGGTCCCCGTGAAGGTTCCGTTAGTGATCGAGGCGTTTGCGATTACCGTTGTGCCGCTCAGATTTAAATCTGCAAACGCATCAATGACTGCCGCTCCCGCTCCCGCACCATCCGTATAGATGACTTTGCACTGACCATTAGGAATCGTGATGTTTGCACCACTTCCCTGGGAGATGACAATTGACTGACTGCCCGTTGTCGCGTTATCAACGATCCAAATTTTGTTAACAGTATTTGGCGCTATCGTTACTGTCCGGGTTGCAGTTAAAGTGACTGATGTCAGCTTCAGATGCAGAGCCCTAATATCATCAGCCGATCCATCTGGCATGGTGAACGTGGCATCTGCATCGCTGGCAATGTTTTTCGACTTGCTTGCCAGAGCGGTTGCAATATTGCTGATCGTTGTATTGGTGAGAGTTCCCCAGGTTCCCGAGGCTTCTCCAACGCCGATTTCCTCGAGGCGCAGTGGGTTAGAAAATGATGATGGCATTCAGTTAGCTCCTTGTTGGCTGCACGACCCATGTGGTCGATGCAATATTTTGTTCGACCCACTTGAGTCGGGCATTAATTGAAATCGTTGCTGCCGCATTGATCTCGACATCAGACAGAAAAACCTGCCCGGCAAAAATGGTAACGGTCGAAACTCCTGGCATGACGACCGCTGTACCCTGGCTCTTGATCGCTGAGACAGTAACCGTCGAAGCGCCGTCCATTTCGACGGCAGCGTCAACATAGGACCACTGCCCGTATCGCCCAACGCTCCATGCACCATTTCCGAATCCTTGTGCCATCTGTTACGCCAGGTTGATATCAAGGTCACTCGCCGGGATTCGCAAAACGTCACCGATACCGATTGTTTTGCTTGCTGTCAGGTTTGCAAAAGCCAATAAATTTCCGCTTGTGCTTGCATCCAAAACCGCAGCCGCCACTACAGTCCCATACGTTGCAGTTGCCGTTGGAAATTCAACCGCTGACGTATTTGTGGACTGTTGAGCAGTCGTGGTGAAAGTGGCTGTACGGCGAACGTATCCTGTTCCTGATGCGCTTACCTCCGTTCCCCCTCCTGATGCCGTTGGCGCAACAGTGTAGAGCGCAACGTAATAAGTTGCGGGAGCCGTGAAAGCGTTTCCGCTGAAAACGTGGTCCAGAATTTCGTTTGCTAAATAGTTGCTGAAGGCCATTGCTTATCCTTTATTGGAGCGGAGAGAAGCGCATTCTTACGCTCGTCTGCCCACGGGTCCGTTGATCTGATTCCTCGATGTCCAAAACTTTTTTGGCATACAGCGAAGCCCAGGTTGTGATGCGCTCGTCATCTCGCAAGTAAGGCGCGCTCTGCAAAAGCGTTCCATAAAGATAAAGATCAGGCGCCAACTGCAAGAGCCAGTTCGTTGTATTGCCATCACTGAGCACCGGCACATTCCTAAAATAGACGAGCTCCGCAGTATAGCTTGCATCAGGCGAAGGAAAGACCTGAATCTCTGTCCCGATATTTGTATAGTATGCCGGTCGCCCGACTGCTGAACTTGTCGCCTTCAACTGATTTAAAGCCTCGCCTGTCACATACTCGAGCGCCGTAACCGGGTTAGTTTTAACGATCAATTGTTGACTCTGCATCCAGTCCGCTGGCGTTGCCGAATACTCGCTGTCGATCGTTGCATCACTTCTCGTAATCATTTTTCTATGGCGCAGCGTTCGCGTGAACTCAGCTTCTGCCAGGGAAATGAAATCAGGAATCTGCGCAGTTA